GCCAGTGCGAACGGCACCACGCTGATCTTCGACCAGGCGTGATTTGTCATCGCTCCCCCACTTCAACGCTGCCAGGTAGGCTCCCACCGGATCGGTCCTCACGGACTTTCTCGATGGGGTATGCCAGACCCTGGCTGCGAAACCTCCAAACCCGGTTTCGGGTCTAAAGATAGAGGGGGCGGACTCATCGAAATTTCTGATGAGCCCAGCGTCGGTTGTGTTGACTGGGACGGCGGTACGACGTGCTTGGAAATCGCTTCGAAAAGCGACCACCCAAGCACGAAGAAACCGAGCGTCACAACCAAGACCAACGTTGCGACGATAAGCGTAGACCCGAATCTTGTTACAGATTCGTATAGCGGCGGAAGTGGACGACTCATAAGCACCTTTAAGGTACAGTGGTCGGACATTCACACCGTCGTAATAATCTTCGCCGCACGATTCGAAGAACCTTCCAGCCAGGAAGGTCTTCCCTTTGTTAACGCTGAACCCTAGGGTGGACAACGCTGCACAAACTTGGTGTGACACATCTTGTCGGACGATAATATCATCCCCAAAAACCTGAGCATCCTTGTCGAAAAAGCGCGTTAGCGCTAAGAAGATGAGAGTCTCAAGTTCAAAGGTAAACCCGTTCCCCATTGAGGAGAACTTCTCGAGGCGCTTCTCAGCACCACAAGGAAGCTCCGAATACTCGGTGCGGGCGGTCGACAAAAGTGCGAACCAATCTGGAGGAAGCAACAGGCGCACCAACTCGTAAGAGACGGTGTCTGAGGCTGACTCCAGGTCGATAGTGGCGAGAGAGAAAGACTTGGCAAGGCTCGCGTAAATGCGATTCCTGTCGGCCTGGTTCATAAGACCAGACTTGTCCTCCTTCTCGAGGTTCACTCCGACGGCCAGGAGACGCGATTTCAGGTAGGCACCTATGCCAAGCTGCACGTAAATGTTCACGTGCGGCTCAACGGCGATAGCCCGATCTGTTAAAGCGGTCTTCTGAACAAAGGTTACCCGATTGGATGCTCGGATCGAAAGATCCTTCGCACCAGCCGACATGCCGCTAAACGGCACTAAGCTGTTCCAGAAAGGGTATAACTGGGGCGTCATCTCCCACCGGGAGGTGACTTTTCTTGACAGCACCACGTCACGACCACGTATAGTGGTAGTGGAACCAGGGCCAAACCTGAAGCCGTCCTCGATACATTGGAGGGCGTGTCGATTAAGCGGACCCAATGTCCGTGCGATGAAGCCTTGCATAAAGGTTAGCAAGTCTTCGTATTCGCATAGATCAACACACCAACCAGTAAGGTAGGCACGAATCTTCCGATTCGTCTCAGAACACCTGTCCTCCGCCTCGTGCCACTTCTCGAGAGCCGCTTTCGCGGTATCGATGGTGACATTCGGAAGGGATGGGTGCTTTTTGAGGGCACTTGTTACGAGGTAGTCGTCGGCAAAGGAGTCAGAGTCGCAATCTGGGGCGGGAAGCCTCAGGTACTGCTCAAATTCCCCAGCCTTCGCTAACATGTAGCAAGCCAGGCTGCGAGGAGTGTTAACCCCTTCGCATATTACAAGAAACACATCGCGCTCGAGATGAAAATCGCGGGCACTGGCGCCTAAAGGCGCCCGATTGATGTTCTGCATGATCAAGACCCTTGGTTAGTACTGAGGGTCGAGGTCGCGCAGTGTGGCCATCGCGGAAGCGTTGGCCAGTGCGTTTCGAGTAAAGGCGTAAAGGTCCTTTCGCTCGGCGTCGGTCGCGCCGTCAGGGATGGTGAACTCCAGCTTAGCGCGCAAAACGCGCTGAACAGTAGCTGCACCACTAATGACGGCAACAACCGGCAGCTCGATGTTCAGACCGGTCTTGTTGACAGTCTTGGCACCGCCCGCGAAGGCGGTGGTCAAGGTCAACCGTTGGAACGCGTTAGCGGTCCCACCGGAACGGTCTGCGAAACGGGCAATCTGCGGCGTGACACTCTCGGGAGAGAACGTCACGTTGACAGGGGTGGCTGCACCATTTTGGATGGTGATGGCTGATGCTTGAGGCATTGCTTAATCCTTAAGAAAGGGTTAGGTTAACGATATCCGCGGCTCCACGCTCCTTGATGGAGAAGTGAAATGGCGGAAGTGATCCGAGACAGAGTCAGCGAAGGCTCATAAGTGAGCCTCGTAACGAGCGGCGTTACCCCGAGGGGTTGGCGTCGCTTGTAGATTGCCTCTGCCGAGTACACGGCGTCACCGCCGAGCACTTGGACCACACGACGATTGTCCATGTAATACCCGACCCGGGCTTCTTTGATGTAGAGGAAGGTGTCAAGCGAGGCGAAGAAATCGCCGAAGTTGATAAACCAATCCGCAACAAAGCTGAACGGGACGAGTTCCCATGCGACGGAAGCAGGATTTGTAAAGCCGAACTGGCCCAGGTACCTGTGCAGATCATCGTTTCTCAACGTGATCAACCCGTGTGTGACGTACTTGTTCGTCGAACTGTCGATAGTCACGATCTCGTTCGGAGTTACTACTCCTAGAGCCGTGAGTTCTTTACTGGTTCGCGTTTTAGTCGTCACAGTGCGCCGATCCCTAAACTGTTTCATGAGAGGCCTAGCAGAAGACTGCCTAAGCGCCGCATGAATCCCGATAACGTCCCCCATAAGGGGGCGTATACCATAGGTATACTCCAACCACCTACCGGTGGTTGTAGCGTCCCAACGCTTCCGAGGAAGCAGGAGTTTAGGATTTCGAGACACTACAGCCCGCGTGAGGGTCACCACGTCCTTAGCTAGGCTAAGGAACTGGTTTCCGGTGGACCTGTACTCAGCCAAAAATACGGCTAGGTTCACGGCTTCACCTTTCGCGCGCGATATAACCCTACTGGCGGCTGCCGGTTGCCAGGAGGTGTCTTGCGACGCCTCCACAGTGACCGGCCCCACGAGCTCGCGCAGTGATCTCTCGTAAATAGTCCCCGAAGGGGACCGAAAGACACCGACGCTAGTTGTCCCGTGGGTCGCTTTGGTAAGGACTGCTGTTCCGCTCTCAATCAGGTTCACGGGCTTCCGCCTATAAACAGTCGCAGTCCTAGCTAAGGACTGGCTCTCGGAATCACGCGATATCACATTTGATTCAGCTCCTTTTGGGGAGATGTTTCGGTCGTAAATTCGCATGATTGGCCTTTCTCGCCACAAACGTGACGTAGTGAGTTGAAAAGGAAACAGCAAGAACGCGGCTGCGAGGTCTCATGGGAAAC